GCACAAAACTGCCAAGCCTTGCCTAGTGTGCGCTAAACGCTAATGTTAACTCACATACATACATTATATAGTCACACAGTCACTGGAAACATTCTCAATAAAGAACTAAGTATCTTTTCAGTACTGACAATCAACTAATCTTTCAAATTTCGCAGGGTTTTTGTATAACCATAAGGCCTAACAAAATCACCCAACACCCTAAAAGAATTACCAAAGCTGTTCGTTTTTAATGAGTACTTCTTTAAATAATTCTACGTGCCCGTCGGAGTGGTTCAGACTCCTTCCGTTCGTCTTTGATTTAAATTAAAATTGAAAATCAGCACCTATCTTTTGGAAGATTACATCCATTATCAAGTCTGTATTATTCATCTTTCTTGTGAAACCAATTTTCTGAGACTAATCCTGTGATCAGCAGGTTCATCTTGGAATAAGTTTAAGGACATTTCAGGTCCACCCTAAAAGGGATTTATTTGTTTGCATTCTTCGCCTTAAACTTCCCATTCGGGAGGGTGGGGCCAGAGACAAAATCTGTAGCCTTTCGGCCAGATTTCTTACCTCCTTTTTTCGAAGTAGCAAGTTTCCTTTTCAACTGAGGTTGAGCCATCATCGCAGATGTTGTAGGATTTGACGAATAAGTCGAAGCTGATTGTTGGACCTTTTGGGTAGGATTTTGTCTTGACTGTTGATAACTGTCGATAGCGCCCATAATAGGCTTACCAACTGTTGAAACAACATTCGCAACTTCATCACAAATCCCTAAGAACCAATCACCAAAATCATTTTGTGTAAATTCCACACCAACTGGCAAATCTCTTGCAATAAGAGAATATAATGCCATAGCTTTTAAATCCTCACAAGGGGAGGGTTGAGCCAAAACGACTAGGTCTCTTTCAGAAGAAGAAAGAAAACGTTCAATAACACTATTGTAATTGATAGTAAAAGTTGACTGGGGTGTTAAACCAGTTACTATAACGCCTTTTCTATCAAAAGGAATTCGTTTGTTAGCATGAGTAACAAACAGGAGTTGATCCAACTCCTCAGAAGCATTTTCAAGAGTCCAAGCATTAATGAAACCAAAATAAGGATCAAAGTAAGCAGAATTACTCAAATCATTCGTTGGAACGATGAGAGAATTTGCAATTACTGGATGCACACTCGGGTCATTGAAAGCTGTTGAAACATAGTCAGGTGGACTAGCAGGGTTCTCCATATCATTCATAGTTTGAACAATATAACAACCTTTTGCTGCATCCCACTGTTTGGAACCACACAAAAGCATGGCATCCGCAAGACTATTAGGTGGTAAAGATTCCCATCTAACTGAACAAAACGACATATAATCTGTCGCCAGAGGCGCCCCAACACCTGAGGTTGGCACCTCTACCCTTTTGCCGTCAATTTTCTTAAACAATTTCAAGTAAGTCGACTTGCCTTTAGGCGTCCATTTAGTGAGACCCCTGTCATCAGTTAACCTAACGACTGGTCCTTTATCACAAATTTCTTCAACAGGATTGTCATAAACAATCTCAACTTCATAACCCTTATTTTCCCAATAAGATTTCATTTCCAAAGATGCTTGAGCACCACGTATCAAATGAGTAGAATGGTCAGACTTAGATCCTGGTTGCTGATAAACAGCTAGAGAACCTCCTCTGTAAAGTTCAGCGGTAGTATTTACCACTTCAACACCCTGTGAAAGCACACGGGATTTCCCCTCCAAATATTCGGAAGGTACTGTAAGGTATGCTATACTACGATTTGTAGCGTCGGTTGCAGTATCTGGAAATTGCCAAATAGGTGCAGTGCCCCTGATCCCGGTTACGTTCACTCCACCACAAGGTAGAGAAACTGAATCGGTAGTGCTAGGGTCAATGCGATTTCCGAAAGCACGTCGGTTTCGACAGGAAGAAGAAGCCATCATATCATCTAAAGTTAGATGAAAACCCCAGACAGCACCAGTGGCACCATCTGTGTATGGATTGGATATAGCAACGGATTGCTTAATAACCTGAACCACACTGGGCCCAACCTCACGGTCAGGATAACCTCTGCATTTCAACTTCTCATCGTGCATAGGATCGAGAGCAGCGATCAACCACTCTTTCCCCTCTTCGGTAAGCCCAACACGTTGAGCTATCCGGTCAAGCATTTTATTGCCTCTTTCGACTTTATTCATCTTTTTCACGCCAACCTCCATCCATGGAAAAAGACAACCTCCACCTGACTCTTTTCCTAAAAGTACTAACATAAACCTATTTTGCATAGAAACAAAATCACTTCCCTTCGTTAAAGCACGAAGTTCAGGACTAACTGTAGAGTAGGTATGTGGATACCGCTGTTGTAAAAAATTCATGAAACGCAACAACTCGGAAAAAAGACCTTGATCTAAAACGGACAGCAATAATAAAGCATACACCTTAGAAAATAAATCTATAGGTGCCAATTTCTTCAAATCGTACTTTAGAGTTGAAGCTATCGCGTTTAGACGAGGAAAAGGAATGTACTGAGAAAAATCTTCAGAGTAACTAAACGAAGATCCTAAAAAGGAATGTCTAGGATTTATACGGCCTAGCCCTGAGGAACTGAAATGTTGCTTTGGTTTCAAAGACATACCAAATTCAGCATAAGTCTCATTTTTGAGCTTGAGAAACTCATCAGGAAAAACCTCCAAGTACTGGAGTTTATGTCCACCTGTATTATCATCGGAATAAACCAAATATAAATGGCATTCTAAGATTTCTTTTAGAGTAGGTAAACGTTTGAAACGAGAAACATTTAACCAAAGTTTGCAAATAAATCGGAAAAGAATAAACAAGTGAGCTAAGCTATTATTAGTAGTAGTCATTTTCCTACCGGAACAATTTCCAGTTTTTCGCATTCTAATTACCCCGTCAGGACATGCAATGAAAGCAAATAAAGTAAATACGATAACGTATTCAATTATAGCATACATTGAAGGAGGATATTTCAGGAATTTAAAACGAAGTCGCATCGCCAATTCTAGGCCGATACGCCTATCGTATCCTTGAACATCATCTTCATCTTTGAAGTCAAAAGGTTCGAGTCTTTTTCCGACTCTATTAAAACCACCATACTGTTTAACACAGCCATACTGAATCCAATATTCATCGTTAACTTCTTTTATATTAGCATCTTGTCTCAAAAAACAAAGATTCTCCTTCATAACAAAATCTGCCTGTGAAGTAAAGGTTGTTCTTATTTTTTTTTCAACAAGAATTTCAATAAGATCTAATAATTCAAATTTAGAAGCAACATCATCGACTGGTAAATGGTCGGTAGTAGATACATAGAATAAAAATAAAGGATGTGCAAAAGCATCAGCCTTGGTTTTACAACCTAAAAGTTTCCAAAACTTCGAAGGGGAAGCTTTGCTTTTATATTCAAATTCGTCATCAGGTCGCATTGTAGTTGTGGTAAGCACAGGCTCCATCCAATCGGCTAAAAGCTTAAATACGTAGTCTTGTAACGCATCGTTTGGACATTTATATGGAACATCACACTTATCAACAGAGATTTGTACATTCTCACGATTCGCCTTAACACCTCTATGGGTCGCAAGCTCATCAATGTATGTTAAGTCAGAATTACCTGATTGTCGAAACAAATCATATTCATTATTAACATGTTCATAAACGGGCATTTTATGACCTAACATCATAACGCGAGAAGGAACAAAACAGAGATTCTCCATAAAGTTATAAACTCTATTAGTAGGGAGACATGGTAACGAATTACCATCTGTACAATTTTTGAAGAGTCAACAAAGCTTATCCTTAGGATAAGTTGAAACAATCCAAGAAGTAACAAAAGGGGAATAAGCAATAAAATTATTTCCACAATTGTCGCCTTGGGTTCCAACATGACATCCAACGGCCTGTTGATTATATATTATAGGTAAACCGCAATCACCTTTACGAGTATCACTCCAATAAAGTTGTTCAGAATCTTTTGATGAATAGGCCCAAGCAGTTGTGGAAGGGGAATGAAACCACTTACCAAGTCGATTTAAGGTAACAACGACAGTTACAGGACTGTCTGGAATCGTTACAGAATAACCTTTTAACTTACTCAGCACTTTTTCATCAGTAGTATAACACAAGTCTAAATCCTTATGAACTACAAAATTCTTAATACTAATAGGATAATTGTCAGCACCATTACCAATACGAAGATTAGTAAAAGTAAAAAAATGTTTAGGGACGACAGCAACATTGAGCTTGAGAGTACTCAAAGAAATCTTGTGGATGTAACCAACTTGAATTTCCGAGCCTTCCATGCCTCTAGTGCCTGCCCAAATTTCTTCAACATGAGGTCCAGTCGCAGCTTCCAACAATTGGGAGCCTGAAACCTTAGCTTCACGAGAAGCAGTTGTGTTTTTAAGCACAATTTTAGTCCTCTGGAGAGGGGTAATTTTATGTTCGCCATTAGTAGACCACACAAAACCTTTTTGAGTGAAAGATTTTTCCAATAAATAATTAAAGTAAGCATCAGTATAAAAACCCTTTTCCGTTTTAGGTCCATCCCACTTGGAATTGGTCGAAGTTGTGGAAGTTGTGGATTTCTCTTTAGCTTTCTCGTTTTTAATTGGTAAGGTCTTATTTGGCTTAGCCTCTTTTTGAGGACTTTCAACAGAGGGATTGGACTTAAGCACCAAAGCCTGCTGCAACATTTTTTCCAAAGAAGCAATTTTCTCTTCTAAGGCTGACATGTTGTTGACAGGAGTAGAATTTGGTTGAGAACGAGATTCACGAGTAGAATTTCGATAAGACTCAAAATGTTTGGCCTTTTTCGCCAAGAAAGTTTCAGATAAATGAGAAACAGACTCAGTATCATAACCTAAATCTAATTTTCCTTTATTACCCCTTAAACTCTTCCAATTGGCACGACGCCTAATTTCACTTTGATCTATATGGGAATCATTATAATCAGAATTCAAAACTTGTATCATATCCTCAAATTGTTCAGGAATATGATCTCGCTTATCACTTCTGGCTAGATACCTCATATATTCTAAATCCTCATCTAAACGATTCTCTAGTTGATGATCATTATAATCATCATCACGAGTGTCATCATAGACACCCTGTCCAGCATAATAATCCTTTAAAGCTCTTCTTGTCTTATCATTCATTTTAAGATCCATGACTGCATAATAATCGTTAATTTGCTGATCCCAAGCAGTATCAGCTTCCCGATCAACCTGATTAGTATCATTAAAATAACGTTTACCTGCAAGATAAGATAGAATTGCCAATAAGGCAATAAAGACAATTATAGCAAAACGGAATGTAGCCTCTTTATGAGTATGCAACCATTCTGCTCTATCATCGTAAAATTTAACTAACTTTTCCTTAACTAAATGGAAGTACTCAGTTACATTAAATTGGGGTTTTGAAAAAAAAGTATAATTAGTATCAAGAAGAACATCGGGATGAACCTTGTTAAAAATACACATAGATTCAGCATGATCGATTTGTTCCCAACCACAAACTAAACAATAGTCCGTTGTTGTATTGTACCCAATACCAGCACAAGAATGTTG